TTTGCAACACCAGCTTTAACTACTTTAGGAGCATTAGCTACTTTCTTTTGAACGATAGGTTTTTTATCTTTCAAGTTTTGGTAACTCATTGCATCCTTTGCAACCATAAGAAATCTATGGTCTGCAAGCTGTCCAATTTCAGAATCATTAAAACCATAACTTCGTAATGAATTACGCATATTAACTTTGAATGTATCTACTTTATTTGGATCAGCAAACTCTGGTATTTTGGTTGCTGCTAACTCTCGCTGTGTTTCAAGGAACTCATTGTATTGAGTTTGTTGAGCTTCTCTAGCTTTAGACTTAACTTCCTCTAGCTGCCTGTTTTGTTGTCTTAACTGGTAATCCAGTTTGGCTGCAGCTGTGGGATCTTCGTCATAAAGTTTATGAAGATCTTCACTTCCTTGTTGTTGTCTGACAGTTGCGTCAGCAGTTGCAATTAAATCATTTAACTCTGATAGTCGAGTATCATAAGATTGACGCAAACTCTGCTTTTGAGCTTCAAGATCTCTCTTTTCTAACCCTAAAGTATGAGTTTTTTGTCTATAATCTGAGTCTCTAGAATAACCTGCCTTCAGCTCATCAAGGGTGACCTCTAACTCTTGACCACTAACTTTAACTCGGTGGAGTTCTGGTTCCTCGGATAATTCTGTTTGTGTTTCTTCTTTTACCTCAGTATTTTCAGTAACTTGCTCCTTAGTTCCTTCAGACTCTGGTTGACTTTCTGGAGCTTCCTGTTTCACAGGTGTTTCTGATGGTTCTACTTTAGATTCAGTTTCTTGTTTTTCCTCTTTAGGATTCAATAGTCCTGTAATCTTTTCAGCAGCACCATGAACAGTTTGTTCTTGTGCCATAACGTTCCTTTCTTGGTTGACGTATTTGAAGTTGCGTTAGCTTAACTTCGTTTATTTAATTGATCTAACTCTTGTTGAGTTAGTTTTCCACTTGCCATGATGCTTTGTAAATGACCTCTGATCTTGTCTACTAGATTGTAGGCTACCCAAAGGTATGTACGCTTGTCATTCTCAGTGAAACTTGTATTGAAGATTTCTTGTTTATATATTTCAAGAAGATCTTCGAATGCTGTTTTAAGCAGGGGATCGTTTAGGAGCTGCTCTGCTCTCTTGCCTTCCCTGACTTGCTTTTCCTTGTTGTCCATTTATTTGTTGTTGTGTATTAAAGAATTGATCTTGACCTTTTACTATTTCTTTCATTAGATTACCAGATGATTTTAAATCTTCTTGTTCTAACATAGATCTTCGTTTCAATTCTAGTTCATCAATTTTAGATCCATATTTAAGTTCAATTTCTTTTATCTTTAATTCAAAGTCTAAAAGATTTTGTCTCATTTGTGCCTCAATTCGTTTAACTTCAGTTTCAGCTTTAAGCTGTGCTCTTTGGTTTTCACCTTGAACCTGTGCTAGAGTTACTTTTTCAAACTCAGTAGGTGGTTTAGGTGGAAGTTGTGGCATTTGAGCTGCTCCTACATCTGGATCCATAAAGAAAGGTTCTATACTATTTAGACCTGCATTTTCAACTAATTTCTTTAAAGAATTGTATATATTTCTTAAATTAACCATTGGACCATAAACATTCTGTTGAAGGTTTATAGCCTGCATTTGTCTTTCTAATATAGCATTAAGCAAGATCAATTGCTGTTCTTTTGATCCTGTACCTAATCCAACATGGACTGTAACATTAACTCTATCTTTCCATTCGTAAGGTCTCATAGGTATATACTTACCTCTAATTCTTACGATCTTTTCTTTTTGTTGATATTTGCATACCAACTCAAATATTTTTAAAGCTAAATCTTTAACACCTGTTTCTGCAAAGATTCTAGCAATTAACTCCATTCTCATTTGAGATTGAGTTAAAACCTGGTTCATACCAGTTGCTGTTTTATTATTTAAAGAATCTGGATTTAATCCTTGTGAAGTTTTACTTACACCAGTTCTAGTTTCTTTAACAGAATCTAAGTAAGCTAACATACCACTTGCCTGCTCAGTAATTGGTTGAGCTGTTATAGGCATCATTACATTAGAAGGTGGTTGTTTAGTTCTTACGATTCCTCCAGGACGATTTGTAAGTAAGTCGTCCATAGCAACTTGACCATCTTGTATAGCTACTCTGTTATTATTTGTTAGATACATATTGTCTAACATTTGTCTCATAACAGTAGATTTAATTAATTGAATATCTTCTACTAGCTCTGCAATAGATCTTCCATGAAATCTGTGAGGCATAATAACAGGAGTCATAGATATAAAAGGTATTGTATCTACTTCTTCAACATCTAATAATTTTTTAGCATCTCCTGCTACAGTTATTTTACATAACTCTGCTTTACCATCATCATTGATATCCATTCTAATGTAGCACTCATGTACTAATACATCATTAGTAGTTTTATCTCCGTCAGATAAACCATGTGAAAAATCTATATTTTGGTGTCTTGTAAACTTATCTTCACTAAAGTAATCAGTATCACCAGTTGGTAATCCTTCAACTAGATCTCTATCATATCCCATTTCTACTAATTCAGTTTTAGTTTTATTTGTTCTATGACAAACAAAGTTAGCTGAATTAATATCTTTACATCTTCTTTCGATTAAAAATTCTTCAGGAGGAACTGGTTCTATTCGAACTTGTCCATAAAGTTTTGTTCTATGAATAACTACATCATGTAGTTTTACTTTATCTATTTCTTTACCTCTATCATCTGTGATAGGTTCTTCATATTCGGAATGGTTTGAAACTTTTACTTGTGGATCTGAAACTAGATCATCAAACTCATCATCTGTTAATCTTGTATATTCTTCTCTTTCACTCTTTTGGGAATCATCCCAATAAATTTTTAAAATTCCATTCTTTTGGATAAGTGCATCTTTAAATGCTGAATATAATGCTGTAAATCCATTATTCTCTTTTAAGAAGATGTAATTTAAATAGTCAGAACATTGTCTAGCCATTTCTTCATCTTCAGGTCCAGTACCTTCACAAGCAAATACATTATCTCCTGAAGTAAATATCTTCATAAGAGATGGCATTAAACTTTCTACTGTGTCCATTACATCATTAGATATAACTTGAGAACGTCCTTCTTGTTCATTGCCAAGAGGCATTCCTAAATAATATTCTAATGATTTCTTTCTTCTCGATACTAGCTCTCCACCAATATATCCTGATGAACTATGTATTTCTCTTGCTAGTATTGATAATATTTCTTGTTGTGATTTTTTCATTAATTACAATTCATTTTATCTAGATCTGCTGGTACTTCTTTAGTAAACCAGATCCATGATTCTATTTTTGTTCCTTCTTGTGTGTAAGTACATTTTTTTCCTATGGAAACACAGGAAGTAAACATAAGTAAACTTATTATTAATAATATTTTTTTCATACTACGTATTTCGTATCTATCCTTATTGGTTTATCCCATGCAGTTGTATCTAATGGTTCTGACACACATCCATATCTAAAACTATCTGCTGCG